CATCTGAGGTAGTGTTGAAGTTGGCTGCGTTTACTGTGCCAGAGAAATGTGCAGTATCCCATTTTGTAGTTGTATTTCCTAAATCTACACCTGATCTAATTGGAGTAACTTGCTCAGTTCCTGTCCAATTACTATCATAAAAACCAACCATATTTTGCATTAGAAGATAGCGATTGCCAGAACTTTTCATTCGAAGCGCACTAGCGTTATGCTCAATACTGCCCACAGCGGTGCCGTCTTTGTAGAAGCCAACAATGTCGCCATCGTTTGTGCGTCTATCTAGCAGCATTGCAGGGCCGCCACTGTTAGAAATATCTAAACGCACACCGCTGCCTTGCGGTTTAGCTGCAAAGCCACCTGAACCAATAACGCTATTAGAAGTGGTATCCACCAGCAAGTTACCGCTGCTGTCGATGCGCATGGCTTCTGTGTCGTCAGTTTTAAAAATTAAATTAGCAGCATCAGTTACATTTAAAGTGGCAGAAGGTGAGGTTGCGCTTGCGTGACCTATCGTAAAGGTAGACCCACCAGACGCAGCGTTTCTAAATTCCACACCGCCAATGATGCTTGAACCATCGCCGTGAATACTTGTTCTAAAGGTTGAGCTAGGTGAGGCAGCCCCAATGCCAACATTACCGCTGCTGTCGATGCGCATTTTCTCGCTGTTAGCAATTTTAATTTGGATGTTTTGACCGCTTGCAGCGTTTAAAGAAGTTACGCCCGATGAGTTTTGATAAAGTGCTGCATTTGCTGCGCTTTCTGCCAATGTCCCATTTTGAATAGAGACAAATGAGCCATCCCATGAAGGAGAACCAACAAGACCCCTAGTGGTTGTTCCTGTTTTGAATGACATTTTACCAACCACAGATAACGGTTGATCAGGCGAACTCGTCCCAATGCCAACTTTACCGCCAGTAACCCTCATGACTTCCGTAGAGCCATTCTTAAACTTTATTTGAGAGGCGTCCGCTGCCGTATTACCTTCAAGCGTAATAGACCCACCAGCGTTGACAGCATTTGAGCCAGATATAACAAGCGTATCGCTTGTCCCATTTGATGAAATTAACCCTCCACCAGTTAAAGTTAAATCATCCGATGATGTCAAAGTACCCGTGATGTCTACGCCTGTGCTGGTGGTGGCGAGTTTGGCTGCGTTGTCGTAGTACAGAGATACCGCAGCATTATTTGCAAATGTTGCCAAATTTTCGCCGCTTACCGTTTGCAACAAAACACCAGTGCCATTTGATCTTATTTTAAGTTGGCCTGTTCCATTCTCATCTACATAACTATGCGACCCATCATGGTAAATCTGTAGGTCACCTCCAGTGGCATCACCGAAGGTCAGCTTGTCGTTGTCGCCTAGTCTGATCTCTTGGGCAGCAGCACTGTCTACAGTAAGTGTAGTACCTTTAACAGTAAGGTCACCGTTAATAATTGCATTGCCAGTTACATCAGCAGCAGTTGTGCTTAGTGTAACCGCCTTTGAACCGATATAACCTGCCATTATGTTTGCTCCAATACACTCAGAATAACATCTGCTGAAGATGCTGTATCACTTGTGACAACCACTGTGTCTGTGGTTTCTAGGATGATCTTACCGTCTAGTACCGATAAACCTGATCCTGCTGGGATAGGTGCATCTTTAACCACGTAGACTCCTGCACATTGTACATCTACTAAAATCTGTGCTGCTGTAGTATTAGCTACAGTTAAGCCAATAGTAACTGCAGTTGTAGAGGAAGGAACTGTGTAGACCGTAGTAGCACTAGTTCCTACGCTTGCTGATGTATAGTTTTTAAAAGTATTTGCCATGTTGTTATCCTAGTGCTATAGCTAGAGCCAGTGCTTCACCAGCGGGATCAAAAGCAGTAGAGTCTAATCCGTCTAGTGTATCAGCATCTACATTCAAAGCATCTACATAACTTTTAGTTACACGAGTATCTATTGCTGTGTTTGCTCTGGCTGTAGTATAATATAAGTTAGTACCTTCTGCAAGGTCACCTGTATCTTTTGTAGCTAATCTAGTATCAAAATCTGTGTTAGCTCTGGTGGTAGTGTAGTAAAGGTTTGTACCTTCAGTTAAGTCTGTAGTGCTCTTAGCACTAAATGCTGTATCAAACCTAGCTGATGTATAGTAGAGGTTAGTACCCTCAGTTAGATCAGTAGTAGTCTTACCCGAAAATGCAGTATCAAAACGTGCAGTGGTATAGTATAGGTTACTACCTTCTGCTAAGTCATCTGTGTCATGATTGCTAAGGGAAGAGACTGTACCTGTAACATTACCTACGATGTTAGTAGCTAAGTCTTTATTCATAACCCAGCGGTCATTAGCTGAGTCATATGTAAAGGTAGCTGATGCACCGTCTATTGTAATACCTGCACCGTTAGCTGCTGCTGCATTTGCTGCACCTGATGCTAAGGTAAGATTGAGGTCATCTACAGAAACTGTAGTAGAGTTGATAGTGGTTGTAGTACCGTCTACCTGTAAATTACCTGCAACAACTAGTGTACCTGTATTGTCACCATATGCTGCTGGATCAATAGTAAATGTAGCGGGACCACGTAGATACCCGCTAGTAGTAATATTACCAATGCTTAGATCGTCATTAGCATCTAGTGCCACTGCTTTTTCAGCAGGTAGTGTGATAAAGATGTCTTTAGTGCCAGACGTGAAACTAACTGCTGAACCACTGTTGCTACTTTCTAGTACAGTAGTTCTAGCAATAGTTCCTGCTGTGCTATCGTAAGTACCTAGCCCTACTTCCCACTCATCAGCATTTCTATGAGAGATAGCATAGTAAGTTGTGTCTGAGTTAGAGAGTACAGCACCAAAGGTTTGAAACCCTTCTACTGCACCAGCAAGTGTTACGTCACCAGTGCCTGTAGTTGTGGTAGTCTCTTTTACTCTATCTTTTAGGAGTAGGGCCATAGGTATAAACCTTATGCAATACGGACAATAGCGTTAGATGCGTCTGCTGTTGGAAGCTCAATAGTAAAGTCACCGTTGGTAGAAGTCTTAGTACCACCAAAGTCAATAACTGCTATAGCTGCATTTGATTGAGATGCGTTATAGATGATACAACCATCTGCTGAAACTGTAGCTGATGACCAAGTTGTATCTGCAAAGTCTACAGTAGCAGTAGAGCCATCAAGAGCAATAACAGGACTAGTTAGTGTGTTACCACCAGTAGTGTAGTTAGTGCCTGTAGCCTCATCAGAGTTTACTGTAACGTTGCTGTAATTAGTAGTAGCTGCACCATAAGTACCTACTGGGGTATCTTTAATAAGTGCAATCTTAATTGTATCTGTATCCAGATCGTGAACACCCCCAAGTAGTTCTTGCTTGAAGCTGTTGCACATTGCCGTTGTAATAGCCATAGGGAATGTCCTCGTTATATTTTTAAGCACAAAGGGGCCAGTACTTGACCAGCCCCTAAGTTTATGCTAATTAAGCAGCGTTGTAACGTGCTGTTACTAGTGCTTCTGGACGTAGGATTTTGCGACCATATAGGTGCATACCACGAACGATGTCTGCAAATGAATCAGGGTCACGGTAGTTCTCAACTTTGTTGATTTGCTCCGCTGAAGCTACTGCTTCGTCCTGACCTGCAACGATAACACCGTAGTTGTCGTCCTGACCAGTTGTACCTGAAGTACCAGCGCCTGTACCTGCTGATGGTAGGTTGTTTGAAACGTAAACACGGAAGCCGTGTAGGTTGTTCAAAATCAAGCCATTCATTAGGCCAGTTCCACCCCAGTCAGCTTGCAATACGCGGCTGTCTTCGTCTTTTAGGATTTCCATAAAGACTGGATCAACAACAAGCCAACGACCACGTGAGTCAACGTTTGCAACGTCCATCTGACGTGCCATACGTGCAACAACAGTCAAAGGTGAAGTTGTTGTAGTTGACAAAGATGTCGCACCTGGTAGACGTGCTGCTAGTGGGATAGAGTCACCTGTACCGCCAGAGTCAGCAGTTGTGATGTGACCGATATCACCAATAGTTAGGTGGTTCGCAGTTAGGAACTCGCCTGTTAGGTTACCAGCAGTGTCGTGCTGTGCGTCACCAGATGTTGATGAGATCAATACACCTGCTGTTGTGTGACCTGACAAGTAAGACAATACGTCTGCGTCCATTGCGTCAGC